CGGGAAGCGTAGCTCTATTTAACAATGGTGACTCAGATATTAATAGCATATTTGAAGTTATTTTTCCAAATAGGGAGAAGGCTAAGTTTCTTATACCTGCTGGAACTTCATCCATACATTTATCCGATCTTCTAGTTGACCACGTTCCAGGTGGTTCTGATACGCAACAAAGTTCCGTTTATGCTGAAGCAATTAAACGAGCCAATCATACTGGTAGCTTAAGCTTGGACAGCTTACCAAATGGTTCAATTACGGGGACATTAGCCGTAGCAAATGGTGGTACAAATGCCTCCTCTGCTTCGGCAGCTAGAACAAGTTTAGGGGCACAGGAACAGAAAGACGTTCTTGACGATTTAGGAGCTTTGTCTGCACCCGCATCCGATGGTCAAATCATTGTTGCAACAGGAGCAGGAGCCTTTAACTACGAGTCAGGGGCAACCGCCAGAACAAGCCTTGGCTTAGGAACTATAGCTACTCAAGCATCTGGATCGGTTGACATTGATGGTGGTGCTATTGATGGAGTAGTAATCGGTGCTAACTCCTTAGCGGTTGGAACATTTTCTACCCTGACTGCACCCACCACCAACCTAACAGGTAGCGGTGATAAACAATTTATAAGTGCTGCTCAACTCACAAAGTTAAATACTATTGCAGGAAGCACAACAGAAGAAATACAAGATATAGCTGGACCATTAGTAGCATCTGGCGGGAACAAATCAGGAATTACTGTAACGTATGATGATACTAATAACAATATGGATTTTGTTGTAGATTCTCAAACAGATGAAAATTTTACAACAGCAGATCATTCCAAGTTAGATGCTTTAAACAAAGGTATTTCAAACGGAAATGTTTTAGCAGCTAACAGCGCAGTGGCAGACGATGACTTCCTAAGAATTAATGGTACAGAAGTAGAGGGCTTAACGGCAGCCGAAGTGCGAACGGCACTGAATGTTGAAAACGAAGCTGATAAAACTAATGAAACAAATGTTACAACCGCTGGAGCTTTAATGGATTCAGAGGTAACAAACCTTGCGTTTGTAAAAACCCTAACAGGCGGCATTTCAAATGGTAATGTTTTGCTTGCTAATGCGGCCTGTTCCGATAACGACTTTTTAAAAATTGATGGAACATCTGTAGAGGGTAGAACTGCAGCTGAAGTACGAAGTGATTTAAATGTTGAAGATGGGGCAACGGCGGATCAAAGTAATGCGGAAATAAGGGCAGCCGTAGAAGCAGCAACTGATTCAAATGTTTTTACCGATGCGGATCATACAAAGTTAAACAATGAAGCAAACTTTGTTCCACGTAGCATTACCTTTACTAACACATCTGCGTTCCTTAGCCTAGCTGATAATGCCGCATTAGATGTTGATGCAGGAGATTTTAGTTTATCTTTCTGGGCAAGGTTAGACAGTAGCGGAACAGAACCCGTCCTTACTAAACTATCAGGAACGGGGTATAGATTAAAATTTGTAGGTGGTAGTCTTATATTAACAATGCAGGACTCAGCTGGTTCTGCTGACTTCACGCTAGCAACTGGTCTTAATGATAACAAATGGCATACTTATGTAGTTACTGTTGACCGCAATGGTAATGTAATAGCTTATGTTGATAATGTTGCTCAAACAGGCGTTACCGCCTCGGTAGCGGGAACGTTATCTAACAGCGGTCAGTTCCAGATTGGTTCTGATGGTGGTTCTAATGCTGGAGATGGCATTGCCCTTGGTAATTATGTTGCTTTGCACAAGGCCGTTCTTACTGCCTCTCAAGCAAGTCAAATATATTTCTCAGCAGATGCGGCTCTAACTGCTGTAGCACCTACCTTAATGGTAGACCTGCGTAAGGCAACTAATACCTTTACTGATGTAGGCACTAATGGGCTTGCTGTTACTACTAATGGAACAATTATATTTAACGAATCCAGAATAGTTCAACAAAGCACAACTGGAACAACAACTGGATTTACAGCGGGAAGCGGTACAGCGGCAAAAGATGATTCTACATTTACAGGAGGCTCAGGCACAGCTTACACGACTGGCGACATTGTCAAGGCACTCAAAGCTCAAGGTTTACTGGCTCAATAATGGCAATCTCTCACAGAACAAATAGACTAAAGCTCATCGGAACTCCATCCGTCGAGCAGTTACAAAATGGTCGTTACAAACTAACCATAACTTGTAGTTCGATAAACAGTCGTGAGGACTGGTATAGTTCTAACAAGGCTCGCATCTTCCCTGACTTCGGATCGTTGGAATCCGCAGAGATGTCCATAGATGGCTTGGCTCCACGCACGGGAGAAGCATACACGGATATGCGCTTGACTGAAGTCCAGTCTGGCAATCGTTCTCCGCGTGATGGCTCAGATTACATTGTAGTTCTTACTTATGAAACTCTAGGCGACAGCTTTGTCCAGGTAAAGGATGATAATGTTAATTACATAGAGAACGGATTGCGTCGTGTAACAAGAAAGAGCATTGCAAAAGCTGGAACTGATTTTCAAAAAACCGTTGGAACAACTTCTATTACGTCACAGATTGATACTGAAACAGAAGTTACCTGTGTCTTGGCTAACTATGAAGTTGATGATACAGATAGCTACAGGGAGGTAACCGAAGTCTATATAGAAGCAGGAACTCTGTCCGAAACAAAAGATAAAGTAGGAAGTCAGCTATCTATTGTAAAAGAAACCTTTGCCAGCACTCCATCTGCAATCTCTGGTTACTCAATCGCTGACGAGCGGGTATCTAACTTCAATGGTATCCCCACCAGGCAGTTTCGTTTTTTAAAAAATAACGTAACCTTGTCCAAAACTGAAGATAAGGTGGGAAGCCAACTGTCCATTGTTAAAGAGGTGTTTAACGGCACTCCATCTGCAATATCTGGTTACTCAATAGCTAACGAACGGGAGTCCAACGTAGATGGCATTCCAACCAAGCAGTTTACTTTTCTTAAAAATAATGTTCAACTATCTCAATCAGAAGACAAGGTAGGAAGCCAGCTTGCAATTTCTCAGCAATGGTTCAATCCTTCCGAGGATAAGACCGTATCGGGATACAGCCTAGCAAGTCAGAACACGTCGGACTTTGAAGGTATTAAGACCATTGAATACCGATTCCTCAAGGAAGACGTTCAACTGTCTCAGTCCGAGGACGAAGTAGGAAGTCAGAACAGCATTACCGAAGAGTGGTTCAAGCCGTCTGCATCAAGAAAAACTAAGACCAATTACTCCTTAGCCCGTAAAGATGAATCAAATGTCCAAGGCATACCTACGGAACGATATACTTTCCTAAAAGATAATGTAGTTCTTTCCGTATCGGAGGACAGGGTAGGCAGTCAACTTGCCATAACAAATGAAGTATTCAAACCAGACGATGATGCGTTCGGGGGTAAAAATATTTCTGGGGTTGCGCTAAGTGGTTACTCCGAAGCGAGCAGAGAAAAATCAAACTTTCAGGGAATACCTACTTTAAGATATAGATTCTTAAAAAACAACGTAGTCCTGTCAGAGACACAGGATAAGGTAGGGGGTCAGCTAGCTGTTGTTAAAGAAGTGTTTAACGGAACTCCGTCCCCGCCCTCTGGTTATTCAACAGCTAATGAACAAGAATCCAATGTAGGTGGTATTTCTACTAAGAGGTTTACATTCCTGAAACCCAACATACTTTCTGTTACTCAGGATTTTAATGATGGTCAAAAGCGTGTCTCCGTTCAAGCGTTTAACAAAACATCTTCAGAAGTAACTAGCGCGTTGAGTGAAGTTACATCGGAGCACAAGTTAATCTCTCAACGAGAGAGTGATTTTGCTGGCATAAAAACATCTACGTTTGAGTATCAGCTTGATGAGTCATCCATACAGGACCGTGAGTTAAATGGATTGAATCGAATTAGGTTACTTGAACTTAGTGCTTCGGACTTTACTGCACAAACCATTGGTGCTGTCTCCTCAACTGCACCTACGTCAGGACTGTTCCTTGGTTCACAGGTTATTGATAACGGAGGAGCAATTAAAACTCGGGAGTCCGTTTGGCTACAGTCTGGAACTCTAAGTGTATCTACTAAAAACTTAGCCGAAGGCGTAAAGCAAGTAACAACAGTATTCCTTGTAACAGAAGGTTCTACAGTTGGTCCCGTAACTGCACGTAGCACAAGTAACTTTCAAGGTCTAAAGACCATTTCCGTTACGACAATGCAGGACAAGAGTGGTAATGCGTTAGGCACAGCTGGCACTATTCCCGTTCACAGCTTTGAGGTATTTTCTAATTTTACTTATCCTGGTTTATTTGTACCCTCAAGTTCTGTTGGTGGGCAAATTGGAAATCTTCAGATTGAACTTACAAAAGCTCCTGCTCAATCAAAGGTCAGATCTACAGTCTATGTATTTTTTACAAAAACTAGCACCATTGAATCCAGTGACTACAAGTATGGCTCCGCAGTTGGGTTGTGGTCACCAAACGATTGGGGAGCAGTATCGGTAACTGCTGCAGGCGGTACAGAGGTGTTCAATACCTCGAAAGCCCTTAGAGGATACAGAACAGACGTTGACACTTTTAATGGGCTTATACCCGCCTCATTTGGTAATTTTGCTCAGTTTCTTTTCCAAGGAAGTCTAAAAGTAACGGCTACGCCTTCTATTGGTTTTATTGCAACTATAAATAAAGGACCTTCTAATCCCGTGGGGTCAAAGTGGGTTCTGGACGTAAAAATAGCGGCAGCTTTTGATGATGTAGATGGAACAACTTACTACAAAAAAACCATCATTGTTACAGAAGCTATACCCGCACAAGAAAGTTCAGTTGGAGGACCATACGATTAATGGAAGAGATGACCAAGGCAGAACAGGCTCGTGAAGAACGCAACAAACAGGCCGCACAGCGAGCAGCTGACAAAAAAAGTCGGTTACAGGAGTCCAATAGACGGCAACGTGCCGCTGATACGGAAACGTATGGAGAGGGTTCTCAATTACTTGAAGCCCAAGAGGGCAACATCTACGACGTAGAAACGGGTGAATATGACCCTGGGTTTAACAAAGAGGGAACGGATGAAACGATATCAAATGACGGGATTGACCAGTTCGGAGCAGATGATGATGATGGGGAAAGCGCAAGCAGTGTAGAATTTAATGGTTCGGTTTTAATATGTATTAACGGTTCTCCGTTTTACATAGACATTCCTTATGACTCTGATACTGGCGTGTATCCATCAAGTGACGGAGCTAACTTCCCAATAACTTCTGCATAGTAATGCCAACCGCAACTTCATTTACAGCACTAGGAAGGGGCAACGGGTTTCCGTTGTGTTTAGAAAAGGTTGATGTGTCTGGATATGACCGATGGACTACGCTAGGCGGTGTATCAAAGGAAAGTCCAAGCCCAACAGATGCTAAGATATCAACATCTTTAGTTAATGCAATGAAGTTATATTGGAACTTGTATTCATTAAAAGGGACTTGTTCTGTAAGTGGAACTGATGCTGACGGAGTAACTATAAGTTCTTCGGTTGATGAAGTGGTTGCTGATTTTAAAGATCACGATGGAGTAAAGCATTCAAAACCAAACGAAAGAGTTTGCATTACTGGAGTCCCTGGTACTGAAGACTTTGAGCTTGACTTTAAATCATCCTTGGGCGGTCAGTTTCAAGCGGACGCTCAACTAGTTATAGGAATTGATTTTGAGTTTATGCGATTTTACAATGGCGAAACAACAGATGAGAATAATTTTATTGGTTATGGACTTGAAAGTTTTTTGGGAGACCCAGATCGTTCAGATGCGGTTAGTGGCAATGATAGTTTTATGAATTTTACTGCAAGCGCAAGATATACAGACGAAGACGATGTCATTGGGAATAGTGCTGGAGCTTATGACTGCATTGGCTCTGTAGTCGAAGAAGAGGACACCGATTGGACTTATAGTTATGCAACTATTTCTGGAATTACTTTTGTTCGTGCAACTTTTGATTATTTTCAGGGTTCTTCACCTGAGCCTACCAAAGAGGCTACCATAGATTCTATAGACTTTTACACTTACTAACTAACCCTTTATGATATAATACAGCTATGGCAATAGGAGATACACCAAACCAAAACCTTTTCGGAACAAATTATAACGCCGAAGAAGAGGAGAGAAGGAAGGCAGAACTTGCGGCACAGGGTGCAATGATGGGGGCAGGGAACGTTCCTGCGTCTGCGTTTGGACAAGCACCAGCGGTATCCCCCTTCTCTATGGAGGCGGCTGGGCAGGTGAACCCAATGATGCAACCACAAAGCCTTGAGGCTCCTGCATCTGCACCTAATCCAGTAACATTTCTTCCCTATGCTGACGATGTTTCTACCCCTAGGGCAAGTGCGCTCTCTGTGTTTACTCCAGGTGGTGAGGTTAAACCTAACGTAGATGTAAATGCTATTACACCATCACCAGAAACGACTTCTACTAGTGCGGTTAATACTGCGCTGAATCAAGAGGTAGCTGTTGGGTCGCCAAACATTGACAGTCCTGAAGAATCAGTTCGTCTTGCTCGTTTTAGACGACCTCGTACTGGAGAAAGTAGTCAAAATGTTGTATTAGATTTTTTGTCGAGCACTGATTATGGTGAAACAAGAAGGGGAACACGAGCCCCTTCAGTGGAGTCAGCCCTTGGAGAAACTCAGTTTACGTCACCTAACTCTTTGACCTTTCCTTCAGAAACAGTTGGTCAGGTTCCATCGGTGAATGCTTTTTCTACAGAAAATGCAGGACAGGTTAATCCAATAATGGAAGCGCAGAGTCTAGAGGCAACACAAGGAGAAGCAACCGTTACACCGCCAACTCAAACCTTATCCCAGTTTATGCGTTATGAGGATGCTCCAGAACAACGCACGGAGCAGTTCGTAGATGCTCAAGGTCGTCTGCGCTTTAGACCTACACAAGAAGCTTTACGGTTACAAGCACAAGGCGAAGTTGCACAGCCTCCTGTTGATAGTGCCGTTCCTGCTGCTACTACACAACCCTCAACTGGACCTGTAAAAGTTCCCGATAAAATAATGTCCCAAGTAGCTAGACCTTCGGGGCAGACGGCGGAGTTTAGGGACGGAAACAGAGACGGAATAGAGGACAGAGAACAAGGTATATTTAGACCAGGTGAACTTATAGGATACGATGCTCAAGGAAATGAAGTAAGATCACCAGAAACACAACAACCTGTTAATCGAATCCCTGCTAGCTCACAACCTCCCGTTGATGCCCTATCATCATTTGAACAAGACAGCCTAGCTAGACAACAACGCATCGGTGGCACGGGAAGTTTCGAGGGCGACAGCGAGGCACGTGAGGCTAGACTTAGAGAAAATGAAAGGCGGCCAGGCGAAAGCCAAGCGGACAGGGATACTCGTGTAGCACAAAGTAAAATCACTGGTGGACAAACAGCAGGTCTGTCCTTTGACGACGCAAGGCGTAGAGCGGAAGGTCAACTAGCCGCAAGAGGAGTAAGAAATCCATCTGCATCTCAGGTTAATGCTTTAGCTAGATCAATACAGGCGGCAGAGCCAGAACGCCTAGCAGAACTAGAAACTAAGAGGGCTTTGGATGCTATTAAACTTAGGGATGCAGAAGCAAAAAAAGACTTCAAGCCACAAATAGTGGAAATAGGTGATCAGAGACTTATACAACTTGCACCTGAATACTATCAGCCGATTCGTCCTGAGCCCAAAGAAGGTGAACCATTTGAGCCAAGAATCCTAGAGCACAATGGTTTTATTTACTTTGAAAGGAAACTTAATGAGTTCGAGCGTCAACCTTCTACGAAAGCTGGAGGTGCGGCGGGCGAAGTTTCTTCAGCTATTGCCGACGCGATTGCTGCTGGAGGTGGAGAAGTAGCAACAGCAACACCTGCTCCAACCGTAGACACACCAGAGGTTGCAACGGGCGATGAATTTACACCACAACAAGAACTTGGTATTCAAAAAGTTATGGCTGACAATGAAATTACACGAGGAAAAGCCATCGAAGAACTAAGAAAAGCTGGTAAACTAAAATAAAATATGGCTATTGACCTATCTGGATTTGACGAAGTTGTCGATGAGCCAAAGGCATTAGACCTTTCTGGCTTTGATGCTGTCGACTCGGTGCAACCTGAGGCTATAGACTTGTCTGGTTTTGACGAGGAAGAAAGCCCTGGTGCGGCTGATTACGCTGCTGCATTTGCCGCAGATATAGCTATCTCCGAGGCAGGTAGATTGGGTGGTGCTGCTGCTGGCACAGTTGCCCTTCCAGGTATAGGAACCGCCATTGGTTATGTAGTTGGTGGTATGGGAGCTGGAGCCGCTGGTTCGATAGCTCGCCAACGAATCCTTGATCCAGATGGTGATCTGAGTTATGGACAGATTGTTGCTGACGCATTTATCAATTTAATACCTGGAGCCAAGGGAGCTAAGTTTGGTGCTAGTGCAGTAGCTAGACAGGCTGCGGCAGGTGCTGGTATTTCTGCTGGAGCTAGAGTTGCAGAGACAGCCATAGACGAAGGAGAACTTCCCTCAATGGACGAGTTGGCTTCAGCGGGTCTAACAGGAGCCGCGTTAGGTGCAGGTCTAGGGGTAAGTGGCGAAGCCTTTAGTAAGGCTTACAGTAAGTTTGCTGGTATGCCTACGCGTCGTCTTAGTGAGGCGTTTAAGATTGGTGACCCTGATGCCAAAATACTCGTTGATGGCGTGGAGCGCACAGGTAAAGAATACGGTGAAATGCTTCCCAAAAACTTCCGTGACGTAAAACTAGGAATCAGTGAAGCATACAGTGATGACTTGATAAGGGCTAGGGTTTTACAAAACGAAGTTGCTGCTGGTCAGATTAAACAAAAGGATGGAGTGTTGAAGGTTAAGTCTGACGAAAGTGACTTCTATCTACAGCGCAGACTAGCCGAGGGTAAGATAACTGCCAAGAACGAAGAGTTACAGAAACTAGTTGATGTTGATGGTGCGTTCCTTTTATCTAAAGCAAATGAACTAGGTTCTGAAGCAAGCACCTTGTCCCGTTCGGTTAATGATTACCTATATGCCAAGCATGGAGTTGCTTACAACAAGGCAAACAAATCTAAGTTTGGTGGTGACGGGGCAGCTGGTCGCACAACTAAAGAGTTTCAAGAAACGGTGCGTGACTTTGAAGCCAGAGGGTTAAACAAGCAGTTGCAAGAATCCATCGATTTACGTCAAGACTTGTCAAAAAGAATCCTCAATACCATCGAAGAAGGTGGGTTAATCAGTAAGGTGGATGCCAACAAGCTTCGTAAAGAATTTCCTAACTACGTTCCATTAAATCGCATATTGGAAACTGACGAACTAGCAGATGTAGCTTCAACGATTGCTGGACGTTCTGGACGTTACGAGACATTAGCATCTGGCATACGCAGAGCCAAGGGTTCTGACCTTGAGGTTAACGATATATCGCAGAACATTGTAGACAATCTTATTGGTGCTACCCGTAGGGCGCAGGTCAACAAGGCTAACCAAGCGTTTGTAAAGCTGGTCAAGGACAATCCTACCACTGCTGGTGATATTGCTGTCGTCCGTAAGCCCAAGGTTGTTAGCACAAAACTGGTCAAGGACACCTCTGAGTCAGCCAATACACTTCGCGCACAGGGTAAGAAGGTTCCGTCCAAGAAAGTTCCTGTGTATGAAAACGCAGACAAGAATGTGCTTACTGTATTTGAAAATGGCAAGCCATTGTTCGTAGAATTTAAAGACCCAAGGCTTGCTTCGGCAATGAAGGGGACTAACCGTGAGGTTGCCACTGGCATTATAAAGGCGGCTCAAGGATTCAACAGATTCATTGGTGGTCTATATACACGATTCAATCCTGAGTTCATGGTTCCCAATTTGATTCGTGACCGTTCGGAAGCATTTGTAAACAATATGCAGAAGATGTCACTTGGTCAGGCGTTCAAAACCCTTGACCCAATTTCTACCGTTCGTGATGATATGCGAACCATTACCCGTAACCTGCGTGGACAAAAGGCTAGTGGTGGTCGTGCGGCTGATATGGATAAACTCTATGATGAGTTTGTATCATCAGGTGCGAGGACAGGTGGTCTTGGATTATCTACACTAGATGACGTTGAAAAGAACATAGCTGAACTGGGCAAAAAACTAAATGCTCCCACTAAGTCTAAGGCTAGACAGTTCAACAAGGTAGTGAACGGAATCAATGAGGTGTTTGAGAATGCAACTAGATTTGCCACTTACCGTCGTGGACGAGCAGACGGAATGACAATGGATCAGGCTGCACTTGCGGCACGTAACAGTTCGTTTGACCCACAGCTACAGGGCGCGCAGGGCGACACACTAAGAGCGTTGTATCTGTTCAGTAACCCAGCCATTCAAGGTGCTAAGAATTTCTTGCGTAGCATGAACCCAGTAAAGAACCCAAGGTTAGCCGCATCGGTAATGGGGGGATTGACGGCTACAGCCTACACCCTGGACAAGTATAACAAAACCATTGATGAGAATTGGCGTGAAAAGATTCCTGACTTCAAGGTAAACAAGCACATGACAATTGTTCGTGGTCAAAAGCCAGATGGTAGCCTTGATTATATTTCTATTCCCATTGGTTACTCTATGGTTCCCTTCAAGATTGCCGCTGACTACGGTCAAAGAATCATGTTCGGAGGTGAGGAGAATCTTGATGCCTCTGCGGTTGCCAAGGACATGGGTAAAAATATAATTGATTCTTACAACCCCATGGGTGGTTCGCCTGTCCCAACGGTGCTTCGACCAATAGCAGAACTAGCAAGCAACAAGGACGGACTAGGGCGAGACATACGACCATCTTGGTTGGAAAATGAAAACATTTCCGAGGTTGAGAAAATTCATCCGTGGACGGCCAGAACCCAAGGAGGCGAGCTAGCTCTTAACTTATCTGAACAACTAGAAGATATGGGATATGAGGTATCTCCAGAGAACCTACTCTATCTTTACCGCAACTACACGGGTGGTCCAGGCACAACGGTTCAAAGATTGTTTAATGTTACATCAAAAATGATGAACGGAGAAAAGGTCACTCGTGCAGATGTCCCACTTCTCCGCAGATTCTTTGGTGAAACGTATGCCAAAACCTTTGAGCTACGGACTGGTAACCAGCAACTGATTGATAACATAGACAAGCAGGAGAACACTAGCCGTGCAAAGGCAAGTAGGATCGCTAGTGGATACAAGACCAAGATACAACAAGCAGGCAGTCCGCAAGAGCGATCTCGTGTCCTTCAAGATATGTTGATTGACCCTGATGCAAATGAGTCGGTTGTTCGTCGTGTTGAAACATTCCTAAAGGATGAGGCGGCTGGAATCACAGCTGCCGACAAAAGGGTTAAGTCATTATCGGTAGCTGGTAGAGCGCAATACTTCATCGAAAGAATTGAAGGTATGGACAGGCAAGAAGCAGCTAGGTATTTGCAGGAGCAGATTAACCGACGCGTCCTTACACCAAAGGTTGAGGAGACAATGGGTAGTATGCAAGCCTTCAAGTCTTTCTTTGGCAAATAAGAAGGTCTGTGACTTCAATTAGAGTGACCCAGGAATCAGCCCTGAAGCCCCCTAGAAGGGCTTACTATCCCAGACCCTACCCCTACCCCTCGGAACAAAAGAAAAGCCCCTCAGGGGCATCTGAGAGGCTCGCAACGTAGTAAAAACTGAGGGTATTTACCGTTCTACTGCAACTAATAAGAATATTACCGCCATAATGAAGATTACTACGACGTGCGGCTCTGGTAGGTATTCCATTTACTCGTCCCTGTAGGCTGTTTTATGTGGGTCGATCATGTATTCGTCGATAGAGTCTGGTGCAAACCCAGCGCAGTAGGCTAGACCACGACAAGCCTCCGTGAAGTTTGCCATGTGTGGTAATTGAAACTCAATCTCTGCGTGTTCAATGGTGTCGAGGGTTGGTATTGTGTTGGTGTATGTAAGTTTAATCATAGTTATAGAAACATTGGTTCAAAGAAAGCAACCTTGGAACTGTAGACAACACCACAGCCAACGATTGGTTTGGCGGCATACACTCTTCCGTAGTTCATAGACGGGTGGTCATGTTCTACGCCACATCCTACTTGCATACCGAAGACACACTCATGTTGGTTGGCGTGATATACGAGGCCAGCCTGTGCGTGTAGGTGTCCTTGGACGAGAGAGTTGAACTCAGCTACGGCATTCTTATATGCAGCTTGTTGTCCACCCTTACCCTTGTCTCCGTGACGGTAGATGACATCATCAATGAGAAGATCGTGGTAGCGAGGGTGGATAGTCCAACCTTCTAGTTGCCACAGAGACTTGAAGTCTTTCATCAAATGCTCTGGTATGCCAATGGTCTTAGCCTTACGGGACGGCAGGTCACTATGGTTACCCTTTAGGTAGTCTACGGATGGAAAGGCTTTGTGTAGCTTCCTAACCTGCTTAAATGCCTCCGCAAACTCATCCTCTGCACTGGGCATGGATGGGTCTTTCTCGTGGTAGGAGATGGAGTTCCAATCTACTAAGTCACCAATGTGAACAACCCTGTTACACGTGTGCTTCTTCTCTATCTTTTTTAAGAACTTGATGTAGTCTTTGTGCATCGCTGGGCAATGCGTGTCACCGATAATAAGGACTGTGTTTTTCTTAGGCATATTAGTAGTATTGGTTTGGGTTTGTGAGCTACATACGCTCGCGGTTTGTCTGGCTAAAGGTTCCCGTAGGTTCCCATCTCTCCCTGCCCTGTATCACCCACTCTTCTAGGTAGGCTAGGTCGTCGGAGTATAGGGGTGGCTCAGAGATGATGGAGGTAAACCCCTCAAACTCTGATGAATCATTGGCAGTAAACTTGACGACAACATCGCAGGACTCAGCCTTCTCGTTGTCCATATTGAGCATATAGGTGTAGTTCATAGTGTTGGGTGGGTTGGAACGTATTCTGTGGCTGGTTCGATTAAACCTTTCTTGGTGCATTTGTAGACGGTGCGGCGGCACTCGTCTTGAAAGTCTTTGATTACTTGCCAGTCGCTTTCCGATCTGCTAACCTTGTTGTCATTGATGAGGGTCTGGGCTTCGTCTTCCAGTAGCTCTTTGTCTTGGTGGCGTTCGATGAATCTGGTGCAAGCTCCCGTCACCTGGCGGTATTTAGTTAGTGCTTTGTCGTTCATAGTTATTTAGATTTATCAATCATTGCGGAGGCACGTTTGTTCATGTCTTGCACCCATCCTGGTTTATGTGAGATTGGTCTGTCATCAACGCAGTTACCAAACATTTGAGAGTCACGAAGGACTGCTAGCCCTGTCATAGCGTGAGCTATGTGATGCTCTCCAGAGTCTGGGTCTAAGTCTTCGCCCTCATACCAAGCGGTCAAATGCCGCCATACAGCGTCGTAATAAACTGATACCCTAACGCCAGCTTCACGCCAGTTGTAAGCACCATACTTCAAGTCTCCGTGTAATTTAACCAAGCCACATTCCATAAGAACTGGTGCTGGTAGACCAGACATTGGGGCTTTGCGTATGCCAACTCTGTCTTTTGGATTAGTGTCTTTGATCTCTGTCATATCATTGTGGCAAGCAGGGGAGAGTTGCGTCTCCCCCGCCATGCGTCTTGGGGTTTAGTTAGGACAAGGGTTGGCTATATTAAAACGGGGCTTCAACTAACTCTGGCTCTGGTGCAACTGCCTCAGATGCGAAGTCATCCGAACCGCTGTTACCAGCTTCCGTTGAGTCTGGCTCTTTGGCGTAGCCAAGGTAGTCGTCGAGGTAGTCCTGTAGGACGTTGTCGTAGTGGTCTGCACGTGCGGCAGCTTCGTCGGACAGGGCGTTGCTAACCACAGCGAAGAGAGGCTTCTTGAACTTCACAGCACCCTTCTTCTCGTCTGTTGCTTCCTTGATAGAAACAACTGTGTCGTTGTATAGACCGCCGTCACCACCTACGCCATCAACAAACTCAATCCAGGCTGTAAGAGCAGCACCCTTAACTTGGAAGTTGATTAGCTCGTAGTCCTCTGAGCCTGTCTTAGCCATAGCATAGATAGACTTGGTGAACTTGGCTCCTTGCGTAGCCTTAACGTCTGACCATGTGCCAGTAGCAACCATGCCGTCCTTGTTACGAACGGTTAGCTTGTCACCGATTCCACGAACTTCGTTAGACCATAGACCAGTTTGTTTGGCCTCAGAGAAACCTTTAACTGTGTTGAGTTGATCTAAGACAATGAAAGCTGTCGAGATGGGCAGGTGCTTCTCTGTGCTTGCTTCTTTGTCCCAGTATTTCCAGTCGCCAGACTGCGTGTCCCACTCTAAGAATTTAGTGGCAGGGTTGGACGAGCCACCCCCAGTTGATGTGTTTCTTGTTCTACTCATAATATTGTATTGGTTATTGATGTTAGTTAAGGTTTTATGGATGTTGGTTAGGTGTGTCAAGGGTTATCTTTGTCTTTCTTTGATTGGCTGTGCGAACCTTGTGACAGGCCACACACACAACCTCTTGTTTGCCGTAGATCATATCTCTGAAGTGTGGGGTTAAAGTTTCTAGGGTTTGAACATCTGTGAAGGGTGTGATGCCATCTACGTGGTCAATCTCATACACACTCTTGGCTCGCTTCTCCAGGGTTCCGTCAATCTTTGTGCGCCTCTCCTTCTCTGATATACCCATCTCCTTGCCGCAGTCTACGCAGACTACTACGAAGCGTTCTCTACCTGTAGCTGGGTTGATGCCGCGCTTACGAACGGACTGGATGAAGGTCTTGCGGGACGAGTTGCGCCAGCAAGGTCTGAGGGCAGACTTAATCATGGTGCGGAACTTACCTTCCGTCATGCCTAAGACTGGATTGATTTCCCCCCTAGCCATGCTGTGATAACTCTTCTTCGGTTGGCTCGTAGGGAAGGTCTGGCTCGTCTATCTGTGCTAGAAAGTGGGTGGTGTCCTTACCCATACGTTCGTGCGCTCCGATGAGAAGTTTGCGGTGTGCTTTGAACTCTGAAGAGTTGGGATGGTTCAAGCAAAAATACATTGCCCTCCCCATTACGTCCAAGGCTTCAAGCATTGTGTCTGCATATTGTCGTGCTTCGTCTAGGTCTGTTGTCATAGTTCTTTTAGTGATTAGATTAGTCCTTCTGAGAGAATGTTGAATGCCACGGCTGCACATTGCGGAACTTGTCCGTTACCAATGGCTTTAAGTCTGTCCACCTTATTGGCCACCCCATTAGCCACTCGACCCACGAGGGGTTCAAAGTCCCCTTCTTCCATTCCTCTGGGGTCTTCCCTCTCACCACCTCTGAGTTCCCCAACATCTTCTGCATCTTCCCTGCTGGTGTTCCCGCAGCGTCTTCGTTGGCTTGTGGTGTAAGATATACTTGCGGGGTCTGTGTGCCAGAAGGAGCAGGCCAGGTTGCTTGACCTACCACCGTTTCCAGATTTGGAAATCTCTTGGGATTGTGCGCTGACTCTGGTGTGATCGTTGCTGCCATTGCACTGCAACTCCTTGGCGTAGGCCATCTCTTCACTGTATCCGCTAGATTCAAGCTGTGACTCGTCCTGCCGTTCTTTGATAATCTCCGACCAGTCTGAGTCAGTGTCGCATCTGGATGCTCCGTCTCTTGGCAAGTTGGTGTAGGCCATATCTTCCCCATCGGATCGCAACTCGCTAGTGTTTGTAACGTCCTCCCAGACTGACTCTTTGCCTTTGGGTTGAACGTCTTGCATGGGCCTCGCTCGCTTGCATCTGGAGTCGGAAGCAAGAACCCACATCCTGTCTCTTTTATGGGGCGCACCGACAGACCTAGCTCCGATAATTCCCCATCGAGCATTATACCCCAACGAGGCCAAGTCTTCGAGGACAACTCCAAGTCCCCTAGTGCGAAGCAAAGGTGAGTTTTCGGCAAAGACAAATCTAGGTTGCATTTCGCCAATGAGTCTCGCATATTCCTTCCATAGCTTTGAACGCTCTCCAGTAATTCCTGCTCCTTTACCCGCCGCACTGATGTCTTGGCAGGGGAATCCTCCGCAAAGAACATCAACTGATCCTCTCCAGGGTGTTCCGTTGAGGGTGCATACATCGTCCCAGATTGGGAAGTTTGGCAAGTGTCCGTCTCGTTGTCTGGCGAGGAGAACATCTCTTGGGTAGGGTTCAATTTCACACGCTCCGATTGGATTGTGTCCAAGTAAGAGGTCAGCGAGAATGCCACCTCCTGCTCCTGCGAAGAGGTGGAAGGTGTTGAGCTTATGTTTGTTTGATTGTGATGCCATGTCATCTGTCGTTTTAGTTTAGTTCTGTTATCTTAGTAATTGTGATTGGAACGTTCGTTTTCTTTAGTTTGTATCCTTTAGTCTTGCTACCATTAGTCAAGCATTTAATTGCTTCTTCTTGGGTGTGTGCTGTTTTGATAGAACCACAGGGTGAGGGCATATCTCGACGAGTGTATGTAATTCTGTAACACGGCATCAATGGAAACGTCCTATGTGGTTCTTAAAGATGAACTTACCTTTCACATCACGCGAACCTTCACGCTGCTTGGCTATGTTATACTTCAATGAAACGTAAGACCCATGCTCTGCGTCTGCTCTCCTAGCCTCGTCTACATCCTTGCCGTCAGGCCACAGAAGTAAGATGATGTCGGAGTCATTTTCAATGTCACCAGAATCCTTGAGGTCATACAATGTAAGACCAGACTCACGCTTGGCTCCCTCACGATTGACTTGTGCTAGCAGGAAGACGGGAACGTCCAACTCCATCGCCATAAGTTTCACTTGGTGTGAGACCTCAGCTATGCCGTCGTTCTTTTTCATCTTACGATCCCAAGGCACAAGCTGAAGGTAGTCTATGACAATCCACTCAATCTTGTGCTTACGCTTATACATACGAGCCTTGGCACGTAACTCATCCACACTCTTGACGTAGTGGTTGGTGAAGATGGGAGCCTCTGCCATCTTGTCCGTTGCTTCCCATACACGCTTCTGGTGTTCTGGTTTCATCATCCCATCTTGCAACCGCTTAAGTGGTATAGCGGCACAGGTTTGAATCATACGGTTAGCCAAAGACTTAGCTTGCATCTCAAAGGAGAAGTAAAGACCTGGTATGTGGTGCGTCACCGCGTTCTGCAAGACAATGTTCAGAGCAAGGGCAGTCTTACCACAGGACGTAGGCGCGGCAATCACCATCACCTCTCCGTTGGCTACGCCACCACAGCTAAGTTTCTCATCTACTTGTGCGATGCGAGTGGGCATGGCAGACACCTCATAGGTTCCGTTCACCATAGCCTTGTAGTCCTCTCTGAGAGCTTCGGCAGCAGTTCTGATACTCCCGTCCCCCTTACCATCATCAACGTCCTGTAGGGACTGTAAGGAGGCTTCTAGCCTAGACGTAACGGAGTCGGCTTCTTCCTCTCCTTCCTCTGCTTCCTCAATGGCAAGCCTACAATGACGGATGGTCTGGCGAAGCTTAGACTTCTCCTTAACTATGTTGGCGGCATACTTGGCGTGGGTTGCTGTCTCACAGGCTTCTTGAATTGTATAGATGGTGCTGATACCACCAATCTCCTTCTCGTTGCCATCGGAGCGTAGCTGTTCCAGTAGTGTGATGTCTGATAACTCCAACCCCTTCCCCACAATCTGCCCCATAGTAGAGAAGATTGTGGAGTTGCGAGCTACATAGAAGTCAGAAGGTTGAACAACCTGTGACACCTCGTCGTAAATGGAACCATCTTCAGACAGAAGACAGGACGCAAGAACAACGGTCTCCGACTCTTGTGAGTGCGGATGTGAATTTTTAACGGTAGGCATACTAGCTGTCTTCGCGTTCCTCTTGATCCATCACGAACTCTGCCGCCTCACGGAAGCAATCTTTACCGTAAGGGTAAGTCACTAGGGATTGACCGTGTTTGTTGTATAAAACGATAGAACCAAAGGCCATATCTACGTCATAATCAAACTCCATGTCAATGCCACTCTCCTCCATCCACGTAAGGATTTGATCCCCTGTGCGCTTCTTGGGTTTGTCTGGGACGCGCTCTGAAATCCAGTATTCATCTCCGTCACATAGTGCGCCAACGTAGTCATCGACGAAGCGTTGCTGTCCTGCGACAACTTGTAGGCGTTGGACAAGTGTGTCCCCGTCCAAGTGTTTGGCGGGGCCGTAAGGGTAGGTTGCTGTTTTAATAATCATGTTCTGTTTAGTTTATGGTTTGGTTATAGTGAATCTTTACTCATCTCTTCAAGAGCTTTATAGCCCCTAAGAAGTTTATTGGCGTAGCTTTCGTCCTTTAGCTCAGGCATAAATTCGTCATGCTCCTTGGTCATGTTGTGCATAAAGCCATATCGGTGTGAGGTGCGAACGCTCATTGCCGCGTATTTGTTGGCTATATACTGACCGAAGTATAAAGCTTCGGAGTAAGTGTTGTCGCACTTCCTAGAGATGTGGAAGTTGTTTGCAGCTTTGTCTCTGAAGCCTTGCTCCAGTTCTGTGCGTTCGTGCTTTGGTGTTCTGTGTGTGTCTTGTTTCATGTTTAGTTTTATGTTTGGTTTGGTTTATTATTAAATGCCACGCATTTGCATGATGGCGGCAACGGCTTTGTTTTTAGCCTTCTCTCTCTTCTGCTTCTGACGGCTAAGAAAACTGTAGGCTCTGGAAACATCTGGGTCAACTGGTCTATTCCAAAAATCCTTACATTTAACTTTCTCATCAAATGTTAGGTCTTTAAACCTCTTGCGTGAAGCCTTGTATTTTGTTGTGCTATCTTTTTGTTTTTCTGATCTCATGTTTATGTTTGGTTTATGGTTTATAAACTTGGGATGGTCTTTGACACCTCCAAGATAAGTTCGTTTTCTAAAAGCTCTGGTGGCATCGGTGACCTCCAGATAGAGATGAGCATGAGACACTTTATATATGCGTCAAGGGCAAAACCTTCCGATTCGTAAATTTCTTTTGCGGCAGGGATTGGTGCAGGTGGTGTTCCCATCCTTTCACAATAGGCAGAGGCTAACTTCTGAGCCTTGGCAATACCAATCCCCTTCATCCCCTCAATGTTGTCGGTTGAATCTCCCATGAGAAGTTGAACCAACCAATGAAAGTCTGCCTCCGCTTGTGTAACACCACGAGGCCAGTCATCTTTGTTCCAGTTGTAGTGCCAACCTGGGACACCAAGTAAGTCTTTATCTATGCTACAAAGGATTGGGTTTTTAACCCTTCCGTTCGTCAGCATGATGCCAAGTAAATCATCCGCTTCTAACTGGTCGTGCTTGCACCACCTGTGATTATTTAACTCCTCAAGCTTGTCCATCAATGGAACATAAAGAGGTGGCTTCTCGCGTCTCCCTGCTTTGTAGTCTGGATACAGAACCTTACGGAAGTTGTTGCGTCCAGACACCACTAGGTAATGCTCTTGTGCGCGGCAAGCAGAGACCACACTGTGTATGGTAAACTCTACCATCTCGACAAGGCTTTTTAGACCTGTGCCAGTTGATTCAGCCTTAGCTGCATGAGAGTAAGAGATCAGTTCAAGATCAATGAGGGCAGTTTTAGTATTTGTTTTTAGGTTCATAGTTTTGTTTTGGTTACGGTATTGGTAAGATGTAGGGAAAGGTATTTGGATGGTCAAGAAGAATCGTCCTTGTTTCTAAAAAAACTTTGGTTCCTTGGTCTCAATCAAATCGGTGTAGCTCTTGGCGTTTGGACATGGTTCACCCATTACGAATGAACCATATCCTGCTGTCTTGTCTCAAATCGTATGAGTCTGACGCTCTTTCATGTCGTCCCGCTTGGCTGTGGTAAGTGCTGTATAAGCTACGGGACGGTGTTCACGCTCCGTTAGGAGCCACCTGTTACGCCAGGTCGGTATCTCTGTCAAACCTAGCAACCACTAGAACCTAGAAGCTACGCTTCGGGTTCCGTTGTGCAGACTTGGGCTAACCTGTGAGGCCACTTGCTCCGCTAGACTGTATGGGCATAAAAAAGCCCCTCTTCCATGTAGTGCTAGAAGAGAGGCTTAAAGTTGCTTGAGGACAAGCGGGGAAAGGATCTGATCCGTCACTACACGGTAGCATTTCTGCTATGATTTAATTTAGTAAACAAGTTTTGGAAACTTGTCAAGCGGTATTATATCACAGCCCCTTACTCCCCTTCTCTAGTAGCTCTCCTTGAGCCGTAAAGGGAAGATATTGCCGTTTTCATGGATGGCGAGACACCGACCTGGGGCAATGAGCATGAAGCCGCTCACGCTAAACTCTGGCGCATCAATCTCTGTTATATGATAGGCAGAGTGAACTTGCTCCTCTGATAGTTGCGGATGGTCTTTTTGGTATTGTTGTATTGTTCTCATTTTCTGTTTGTTATTCCTTTTTTGGTTTTATAGTATTGAGACCTAGTCATGCCGACTTGCTCGCAAGCATCATTTACCTCTAGCCCCTTTGCCTTGAGCTTATCCACAGCCTTGACCATCTTGTGCGGGTCGAGACCTAAGGTCTTGAGATGTGGCGTGCCAGGTCTTTTCTGCTTTACAGTAATAACCTCTTCTTCTGCTGGCGGCACTTTGTCTTTTATGCTTTCCATGTATCGGACTGCGCTTGCTATCATACTTCCTGTCATTACTTCTTTACTTTCTCTTTTGTTGTTTTACTAAAAGGAGACTTGCGTTGCTCTCCCTTGCTCTCTCCTACCGTGCTTGCTGTTAAAAGCCTACGGTATGCGTCTCGTGCTGCTCCAGAGGCTATGAAGCCCATGCAACTTGAAACTTTGCTTTGCGTTCCTGCTGTGTCTATTGCTCTCATTTGCTTACATGGGCGTAATGGTTAGATCGTCAATCATTTGCAGCAAGACACCCCTGTGGTCTTCTAACGTGTCCGCGTGATGCACTAGCACCTCCGCAAGCGTCTCAATGTTGTCTTGTGCTTTGTTTACGGCGTGATTTAGCAAGCCCAGCGCAAAGGCCGAAGCGATTATATAACTTATTATTATTTTATACATGGGTTATAGGTTCTCTACAATTACGGTTACAATTAGCAGTATGGATGCTATGGCGATGCAAGCGGCTACGATAAACGCGCTCTCCTCTTGCTTCTCTGTCTTGACTAGCTTGTTAGGTTTATGTATTTTCATGGTTTGTAGGTTAAATAAATTTGCTTAGGACGGCATACTCCTCTTCGGTTACTTCTACCAAGCTATACAACTCTGCTTGTTGCTCCCAGTCATCGCCCCCTATGTCAAAGGCTTCCGTTACTTCCTTTTCTGCTGACTTTCGGTCGGCTGATTTGAAGCAGTAATTAGTTAGTGTTTCGTATTCCCCGTTGCGGATTGTAACGGTAGACATATAGTGTTTTGTTTTCATGGTTTGTTTATGGTTTGTGTGGTTAGATTCGCCCGTCGATAAGCTCGACACTCCAATCTTCAAAATTTCCCGTTGGGTTGGTTAGAACGGCAAAGCCTTGAACGCTTTTTAAACGCTTAGTTGCCGCCTTAAGCCGTTCAATTTGATCGCTGGATACATCTACCCAATCGGCAACCCTGCTCGCATCAATACGAAAACACCTTGAAAGGTAGCGCAACGCCTTGCGTTCCCCCGCCTTGTTTTGTTTCGTGTAAGCTATTGTCATAACTTGCGGATGCCCGTGAAACATTGCGCTTCTGTTAGCGTCAAAGAATTGTTTTGTTAGTTTATTCATGGTTTGTTTATGGTTTGTTTATGGTTAGATTTACTTATAAAAGAGATGCTTTCCGATAGTGCAAGTCTTTTTTAATGAGCTTGCCCAGTAAGGATTACAATAGTCTGCGTGATAGTGATCAGCCCCGCCCGTATAATTGGTCAAAGCCCCGTTTACAATGGCTAAGGCCTCGCTAAAGCGCGGATGCCTCTTTGCTTTGGCAAGTAACTGGTCGATCTTTCCGCTATCCCAGCAGCTAAATTGCTTTCGCTGTAAGCACACTTGCCTGGTCGTAAGCTTGCGCTTTGCAGCACGGTTGCGTATTACTTCGTTTACGGCCTCCATTGAGCCCGTTGTATACTCTCCCCCCGCCTCCAGGATTAAGGTTGCTGCGACTATCTCAGACGCATTGACGGACAGGTGCGAGACTAAGCCCATTGCTAGGGCGAATAATAGTTTTTTTGTTTTCATAGTTTGTTTGTTGGTTTGCAGTTAAGTTTCTATTTCGTTGCATCCATATGAGGAAACAAGCGAGCCGGCAATAGCCTTCCCATTCTTAATAGATGAAAGGCAAGGCAAGGCTCGCGCACTTCCCATGCAATGCCCTTGCTGATTAGCGTTGCTATTGGTTTGCCCACGGTGTGCCGCAGCAAGCAAGTTGCGCTTATGTGGTAAACATTCGTGAGGCTAGTTCCTTTTCGTTCTGTTGTTATTTTCATGGTTTGTTTATTGGTTTGATGGTTACTTTGCAAGGATTGCCGCCGCCTTCTCTTTACATTTAGCAAATAGAGCTGCGTCTGCTATTTGAGTTTGAAAGCCCTTGGCGGCTCCCATCCAGGTGGATTCATAAGAACCCTTAGCTTTGCTGTAAAGGTCGTGCGCAATGTCGGCCTGTGCAATATAATATTGGATGCTCTTTTTCATGTTTTGTTTATTGGTTTGAATGCCGTTTAATGGCGTGTAATTGCCCCTTAAGGGCGTTTTGTTTGTTTGTAGGTGTCTTTACCTACCCCGAAACCCCGCGCCCCGTATAGGGAACGCAGGGCGCAAGGTCGCTTCTTTGCTTTGCTAGGCTTTAGGCAAGGCAAGCATGTAATTTAACATATCTGCCTTTACTATTTCCGAGGCTTCGATCACCTCGCGAGGTGTCTCTGCCTTGCATTTAATTACGGTTGCTAGGCCAACAAAGACCGCGCTTTCCTCTATGCCGCTTGCTTTCGTTACTGCTGCGCCCAGGTCGTTTATTATTTGATATGCTTTTTCTATTTTCATGTTTCGTTTATGGTTTGTAATTATTTTTGAATGTCGTCGTATTCAATATACTGATCGAGCGTCACGTATCCCGTGCGCACATAGACAATGTCATTTAATGCGCCCTCGTTATAGCCGTTAATGCTCGTTACAAGTTCAATTTCTTTGAACGTGCATAAGCCGCGTTCTATCATTTCGTCATACATTTCGTTGAGTTCGTCGCCTGTTTTCATGTTTATATATTTAGTTTATGGTTTATGCGTTAATGTCTGTAATGTAATACTGAGTAATTTCACCTATGTAATTGTGAATTACTGTAATGTTCACCCCGTGCCCGTGGTAAAGTGTCGTTTCTGCAAGCTCAGTTTGCGTAAAATCGCGCCAAGTCTTTGAATCGTCACCGATTAATTTTACAGCGGCTTCTTTAGTTACTTCAATTTTCATTTGTTTATATATTTAGGTTTAAGTTTGTGCCCATCTTTAGGCACCCCAAAACCCGCACGAGTCAAAGACAAGGCGGGCAAGGTTTGAAGGGTTTGCTCTTTATAGGCTATTCTTTAGCTTATTCAACTGGAGGTAAAGATCGTCGAGCCGCTCAAGACCTTTCTGTTTAAATCCCTTGCCTTTCGAGTCGAGATAGCCCCTTGCCATCAATAGATCCATTATCATGTCTTCGAGGTCTTTCTTTGTTACTTTGTCCATTTGTTTTTCTTTGTTTAGTTTAGGTTTCGCTTAACTGATTTGCTTGCGATTCACAAACATTACCTGAGTAGATTGCTACGTGTCAACACCTTTTTTAAATAAATCTTAACTTTTTTTATCTACCTAGGATAGGCCGCATAAGCTGGCCACAGAACCTGGTCGCAAGAACCTAGTCACATAAACTGGTCGCAAGATGTATCACACTCAAAAAGAATAAAAACAATCCCACACGCGTGAAGCTGCGCCGCAATTGCCAGGCAAACCGCATGAGATCCACGCAAGTGAACATTTTTTCGACAGGGGTGGGGGCGGTCAGCAAACGTCTGCTACTCAGATATGTATATACATCCACCACCCTATAAAAAAATATATTCCTGCGAGGCTTCTATATACGTGGGTGCTCCTGTTGCGTAGACACAGCTTCGCCCCATGGGCTAATATCAACGGTTTACGAAAGTGGAGGTAGTTAAGTCAATACACTCCGTTAATAAGATTTTATGGCTAGCTTGCATGGCATCATCAGGGCTATCCAACCTCTAAGCATTAGGGACACCCGTATTCCTACGACTATCTCGTTCCTCGATGCCTACCCGTATTTTTACAACTCATAGTGGGGGACTATAGGACTTGGGCTTACACGCTTGCTCCGATGGTTGACTAAGGTCTTATTATAGCATAAACAGTGCCAATTAATATAAATG